CCAACCCGAGCTGTTAGGCCATCCGGCCGTGATTTGCACCGACCCTCATCCGAGGAACCGGCAATAAAAAAGCCGCACAGGGTTAGCTGTGCGGCCGGTAGACTGTGTATTCGCGGCGTCAGTCAGTAATGCCGACCGCGCCGAGTTCGGCCTTCTTGACGTTGGCCTTGATGCGCACTTTCTCGTCGTCCCACGTCGTCTCAGGGCTGATGTAGCCGCGGCGCTTCGCTTCGTTGAATAGCGACTCGTCGGAGAACGTGCCATCGACGTTCATGTCGCGCAGCAGATCGATCGATGCCTCGGCCAGCGTTGCGACGCCGAAGTCCTTGAAGATTTGCACGTTGCCGCCCTTCGGCGCCTTGATCCATTTCGCTGTCAGGTCTAGCGCGGCGTCGATACCGTCTTCAACGTCCTCAATCAGACGCTGCAGCGCGCACATGCCTGCTTCGTTCTCGGCGACGGTCTGCGCGACGGTCGTCTTGCCCGGCTTGATGACGAGCAGCTCAGCGCCGACCTGTCGCATGCGGTCCTCAAGGTCGAGCAGCGAGAGCCGCCCTGCTTCGATAGCTAGACCGGAGTGCTCGACGTACTTCAGATCGCCGTGTTCGTTGTCCGACGAGACCATCGAGCCAGCGCCAACCACAACCGGCGCCTCGCCAAGTTGCTTGCCAAACAGAATAGGCACGCGCGCGACGTGCAGAATCGTCTGCTGGTCGCTCTTGCTCTGCCAGTGCTCGACGTTCATGTGCGCCAGTTCGAGCAGCGGCGGGACCGCGGTCATGAATCCAGTGCGGCGGCCGTAGATCGGCACGAATGGGATCACGTCGAGCGTCGTAACGCCTTCTTCGTGCAAGATCCATTCGGGCTTGTTGGTCTTCGGGTCGGGCTTTTCGGACTCGCGATAAGTCGCCCATGCACCCGGCGTCAGCACACGCACCTGTTCGACTTCCTTCTCGCCGAAATCGCCGTCATCCTCGATGACCTGTTCGAGCAGCCGCAACTGCGTGAACACTTCCGCGCCGTTGATGCGCTTCGAACGCCAGCCGAGAATGTTGCCAGCGTGGATATGCACCCAATACGGCCGGATTCCCGCGGCGTTTTCCTCTGCCTTGGTGCGAACGCCGGTCGCTTTCGGGTAATCGACCAGAATGCCGGTGATGCCGTGCGACAGCGCTTCCTCTGACAGGCTCGCAGCGAACGCGTGCAGATTGCGCCCCTGCAGGTCGATGTCCGTATCGCACCAATCCTTGATGCGCGCGGGTACGTCGTCGGTCAGCGTGACAGGCTTGCTGAATGGCTTGCCGGCCAGCACCTCGACCGTGCGAGGGAATGCAGGAAACAGCGTGGCCGTATCCTTGCGAGCACGATATGCGTCGTCGGATTCGCCGGGCCACTGCGGTAAATAGGTCTTGCCAGCCTTGCGCATGGCCGGCGTGCCGCCGAGCAGCGCATCGACGATCGGCCAGTTCTCGGCCATCGCTTGCACTGCGGCGGACTGGTCGCGCACTGTTGTCGTCATGTGTGATGTTCGGTTACATGTGGAGCGGGCGGACGGTCGTCTGACGCTTCACGATCGGCCAGTTCTTCACGATGAAGTAGCCTTGAGCGTCTACAACGTGGTCTTTGCCGGTAGATTTGTCGGGCATCCCGTGCTTGTCATATGCCTGTTCTTCAAGCGCCTCTGTGAGCTTCGGGCAGCGATGCGTGTTCACCTTGAATCGCCGCTCGCCTTTATCGTTGGCGATCATGGCGTTCATGGCGTTGACGCGATCCTTGATGGCGGGATTCGTTGAATCGACGCGCACCGTGAAACCGGCCTGCTTCAGAATCGAGAGATCAGATTCGCTCGCGTTCTTGCTGCTCGTGTTGTGGCCGCTCGCATCTGGATAGACGATGATGCTGCGACTCGGATAGCGGTCCCTCAGCATCCTGACAAGCGTCGGCGTGTCTCGCACATCAACCATCTCGTCAACCGCATACGGAACCCCGTTGCGGATGACGTTGATCGGCGATGCCATATGGTTCACGTTGAAGTCGACGCCCGCGTGTATCAGGTCGTCCGGCTCAAGTTCCGCATCTGTGTGATTCAGCCTGCGGTCAAAATCTGGATAAACGGCGCCGCTCGTCATATTCACGAACGACCCGTTCAAATAAGCTTCGATGAGTTGCGGCGGGTATGAGGCGCGCAGCGTATCAACGTAATCGTCCGGGAGAAATGGATTGCTCATCGTCGCAGCCTGGACGATCGCATACCCGGGCTTCGGGTCTTTCACCCAGGTGGCATGTGCGAAAGCGAACCCTTCCGGCGTTGTGTATGCCGACACCCGATTGAACGGGTTGACGATTCCCTTCGGCTTCTGCCTATTCCGCGCAATGATCTTCTGCCAGGCAGCCTGCGCGAGATCTTTCTTTAGTGTGTCGATCTCATCGACGTGTGCGCGGTAGCTCTCGTAGCCGACGATTCGTGCCGGATTTTCAAGAGTCCGCATCACAAAGTCGCCGCACCCGGGCGAACTCACGTAGATGATGTTTTCCTGCTTGTTGTACTTGTAGCGAAGCCCTAGGTCGGACAGCTTTTCTTCCATCCGAGGCGCCAGAATCAGCCGCACAAGGTCATATGTCGGCTCATATAGAGCAACGAGCGCATCCGAAGAGTGCAACGCATCACGCATCGCGCAATTCGCCAGCGTTTCCGTTTTCCCGACACCAAAGCCCCCGCAGAACAGCGGAAACTTGTCGTTCATCTGGAAAAACTTGGCTTGCGGCTCCGTCATTTGCAGGCGAACCGTCTTTCCGCTCACGATTTCACCTCTTTCGGCGCGACGACCTCGATCTCGATGCGCGTCACCGGCTCGTCGCCCGGCGGATTGTTTTTCTGCAACTCGGCCCGGGTCTTTTCCAACGACTCTATGCGAGCCGTCAGCCGGTCGATGATTGCGGTGTAATCGACGCGCTTCAGATGCGTCTCAGCCGCGGCATACGCTTTACCGTCGCCGTCACGCTGAACCTCGCTATCGATCACCAGGAAGTTGTTCGACTGGATCGCGTCGGCTTCTGCCTTCAGTGCACGGCGCAACCGCAAGCGCGTGATGAATAGCTCATCCTCGACCGCGCCAATCGAACTGCGCAGATCGCCCGCGCATTCATCCTCACCCGGCAATAGAGCCGTGCTGTAGATGCCGTGCTTCGCGGCGTTCTGATTGCCGATCGGACGCGCCGGATTCTTCGGCCCTGTACTTGCGCCGCCGTGCAGTTTGCAGCGCGCCTTACCTTCTAACGGGGCGCGTTTGCAGGGCGAGCCTGATTTGGTGAGCGCCCCACATGCTTTCGCCATGTGCGGCCTCTTTCATGGGGTATCGTTTCGCAAAACCGAGGAAGAATTTTTCTCTCAGCTCGGTGCGTGTTAGCGTTTCCTGCTCAACTGATCGACTTCAATTGCCGACTCATGTCTCGCCGTGCGTTTGCTTCGAGCGTTTGCGCAGCCTTCCGGCGCACCATATCGTCGACGCGGACCTGAAACGCAGACTTTCCTTGCCTGTAACCGCGTCCATCCGTGCGAAAGCCATGCTGCGGATAGCCGCCACTGGTCGAGAACGACAATCCATATACGCCGCCTACACTTGCCGCCATCGCAGCAGCGGCCAACAGTGAAAGTTTGTTCATTGCGTCCTCTGTGTATGGGTTGACCACGCCTAGCGCCGCAGAAACTGACCGAGGTCAGGGAGGAACGGCTTACGCTCTATCGTGGCCTGCCGGGGTTATTCGTGATGCGTCGCGCCACTCCACGGCCAGGCGCGTGACTGCAAGCAGTCTTTGTTCAGTAAATGATCGTGCCGGGCGGGATGTCGACGGGTTTCACCCATGTAGGCGACTGCGCCGACAAATTCAAATGGTTACGTACCGTGAACACTCGGTCAGTCCCGAGTTCACGAAATTCTTCGACAGGCGGCGTCACCTTATTGAACATCGTGTCCAGATGCTCGCGAATCGACTTCCATTGCGCAGGATCAGGCACCTGTCCGCGCGTCAACTCCACGAAGCCAGCCAACCAATATGCGAATTGCTCGGGCGTCATCACTTCCTCGCTTGGTGTAGGTGCGCGCTCACCGGCCTCGCCTGCGCGGAGAGTTCGCAGGGTTGACAGCAATCAGCCGGGAGCAGCGCGGGGGAATCATTTGCGTATGAGCGCGGCTCCGTATATGCCGGGACTCGGCAACAGTGCCAACTGCTGAGCAGCGCTCATGCGCGAAAGAGCCTCGTTTCGTGAGGCAGTCGGCCGTTGATCAGGCGGCACCGAACGAGATTGGCGATTGCGGGCAATACCCGCCCCTCGCGGATGACGCCTTGAACTAGCACATAACTGCAGCCCAGTATCACAAAGCGCCATGCGCGAAAGGCTGAGAGTGGCCGGCGCGCAGTCGGAATTCAACCGATCAAGCTAGCCTCCCTGTCGGCACGGTGGAAGCCTGCGCATTCACTCTCACGACTGTTGACTGGTAGGCTGCTACGTGCGATTTAACGGCGGCCCTCCTGGAAGGTTCTGTGCGCCGTACTCTTTACCCAAGCCAGTTCGGACCAATCAACATGCGTGAAAGTGTGTAGAGACCCGCTCGCGGCTCGGCATATCCGCCAGAGTCGGAGTTCTGGCGAGCCTTGAGCGGTCCCTTTGCTTGCGCGCAGATGCGGGGAGCATCGTGCGACGCTATTCCCACACAGGGAATTCTTTAGTGTGTCGTTCTGTTGCGCGCCATCACAGAGACAGCGCGGCCAATAATGTCGATCTCGTGCTGACCCTCTAGCCTCGCGGATATGGCCTCGACCGTATCGCGCCACTCGGATGGGTTTTCGAGCCCCTGCCGCTCGATCACACTGAGCGCGCAAGCCAGCGCATCGCACAGCGCCTGAATGTCCGCGTGCGGATCGGTGGCGCCGGCGCTCATACCGACTCCGGCGAAATCGTGTTAAGCATCGACGTGAACGCATACATTGCGTTGTAAGCCGCCGCGGCTTCGGTCTGCTGCGCGTTATCGGGATTCACCGGCTGCGCATGCGGGCGCATCTCAATGGTCGATACCTCGATCCCGGCATGCTCGATCATCACGCGGCGAGCAACGGCGATAGCTTCGGTCAGCTTCATTCCGCCTCCACGTAATCCTCAAGCTTTTCCAGCACGCAATCGAGCGCTTCGCACACGTCGATCATCGAATCTGTGACGAAAGCAGCCACGGCGAACACGCCTAACAGCGGCCAGCACATCACC